GCAGCGAACAGCGCGACATGACAGCTACAGGTGGTTCACCTGCTGGTACTGAAGGCGGATATGCCGTTCAGACTAACGTAGGCGGACTTATCAGCGCTTTGTCACCGAAGCTGGTTCTTGCCAACCTTGGCGTTACCGTGCTTGACAACCTGGTCGGCAACCTTGACCTGCCATCTTTCGGCACTGCTCCTACCGCTTCCTGGGAAACTGAAACCGGCGCTGCCGACGAAGTGAATCCTACAAGCACCAAAATCAGCTACACCCCGAACAGGCTGGCTGCATTCGTGGACGTATCTAAGCAGCTGATGATGCAGAGTTCCGCTTCCATCGATGCCTACCTTCAGGACTTCCTGCTCCGCGCCGTAGCCGCTAAATTGCAAGCTGCTGCCCTGCACGGAAACGGCGCTGGCATCGACGGCGTAGCCGGCACATCTGGCATCGGTTCTATCGTAGGTGGTACCAACGGAGCCGCTCCGCTGTGGGACGACATCACCGGTCTTTACAAAGAGATTGCTATCGACGATGCTGACATGGGCAGCTTGGCTTATTGCACAAACCCCTTGGTTGTGAACAAGCTGCAGAATACCCCCAAGCAGTCCAGCGGTGTTGAAGGCAATTTTATTATGAACGCTCCGAACCTGCTGAACGGCTTCAATTGCGCCGTGACTACCAGCGTAAGCAGCACATTGACTAAAGGTACCAGCTCCGCAAATTGCTCTGCAATCTTCTTTGGTAACTGGGCTGACCTTGGTCTGGCCAGCTGGGGCGGTATCGACATCATGGTGAACCCCTACACCAAGGCGAAGGATGGAATCACCGAGGTTATCCTCAACACCTATGTTGACGCCAACGTTCACCGTCCGGTTAGCTTTGCGGCAATGCTTGACGCGCTGACCGCGTAAACAATAACCAAAGGTGATACACAGCCTGCGATATTGGTTGTGTTTCATGGACTCCGGCGGCAGATGGACTGCGTAAGGTGACACCGATGTCACCCGCCGGGGCTAATAATCCCGACAATGGCAAAGAAAAAAATCAAAATCACGGCCCCGGTAGGCGCAGCTCCGTTCTTTATGGCGCTGTTTATCGGCGACGTGGTAGAATTGGATGAGAAGCAGGCGGAACTTATTGTGGAATCCGGCCGGGCCGCTTACGTTAAATCAGATGCAGCGCCGACAGCAATCGAAATAACCGAAACGGCCACATCCAAAACATCACCCGAAACCGCCACCAGCAAGCCCCAGCGCAAGAGAAAGTGAACCGCACCATAGTCAACATAGTACACCCAGCGACGTCATACATTGCCCTTAGCGATGTGAAAGACCATCTGCGTATCGTCAACACAGATGAGGACGCCTACCTGGCTGCCATCCTGGACGCTGCCTTTGATGTGTGCGAAAACTATGTCGGCTACCCGCTACGCTTATCTAACGTGCAGTACCAGCTCGACGAATGGCCGGATATGGTGGACTTGCATGGCAAGCCGCAAGCGTTTACGTCTATTAAGTATTACGACACAAACAACGCCATCCAGACGTTGGCCACGAGTGAATACAACACACATTTGCAGCGCGACAGGATACGGCTGTGGTTCATTGAAACCCCACCTACCCAGTACGACGATAGGCTGGATCCTATCCAGTTTAATTGCCAGCTTGGCTACTTACCAGGCAACCTGCCTGGAGCTATTCGCGCTGCGGTGTTGCTGAATGTGGGCGACCTGTACGAGGAGCGAAAAAATACGATTGTTGGAACTACGACTACGACCATGACCCGCGGCAGCGAGTTCTTGCTTAACCCTTACCGTATTATTGAATTTGTATGAACCCCGGACGGATGGACAGACAGATTACATTGCAGCGGTTCACGACCTCTACCAGCGCCATCGGGGAGCAGGTGAAGACGTGGAGCGCTTTGGTGACCGTACCTGCCATGTACCGACCAGACACCGGAAGCGAGGGCGTAAACGGTGATAAGCGCGAGGCGGAGTTGCCCGTGACTTTCACCATTCGTTATTACGCGGGCCTGAATCCTAAAGACCGCCTGACCTACGGAGGACAGGTGTACAACATTCTTGCCGTTACCGAGGTAGGTCGCAAGCACATGATGGAGATAAAAGCGAGGAGGCAGGAGTGATAAAGCTGGAAAAGATAGAAGGCGTAGATAATTTGACGCACCTGATGGACGAGCTTTACGACCTTGAAAAAAAAGGTATTGTCCAAGCCATTTTAAAAACTAATGGTCAGCGCATTGTCGATAGCGCCCGGAACATGGCTCCGCATAAAACAGGAACCTTGCGCCGCGCGATTGGATTTGTCACAAAGTGGGATAGGCGATATCTGCACACTGTGTTAATCGGAATCAAACATGACAGCAAGGCTTACCAGGCTGGCCGCTCGTACCCGGGAAAATACGGGAACATTCTTCAATACGATGGAATAAAAAGCAGCCGTAAGGCAGTTCGATTCATGAAGATGGCTCTGGAAATTAACCGCGCAAAAGTGGCCGAAGGCATTAAGAAGGGTCTGGAAAAAAAAATACAGGAAGCAAAAAACAAAAACAAATTATAAGAACCAATGGCAACAACTGGAATTGCCAACGGTACCCTGGTGAGTCTGTATAAGACAATCAGCACCACCCCGACTAAGATTGCAAATGGCCGCAGCACCAGCGCGGACATTTCAATTGACATGATTGAAATCACCACCAAAGATTCAGCCGGCTACAAAGAATACATCGCAGGCGAGAAGGGCGGCACATTTGAATTTGAAGGACTGCTAGAGCAGGACGGTTCAATTGGTGGCAGCCTTGTATCACCGAGCGACCTTGTGACCGACGCATTGGCCGGAACCGCCATCACTGTGCGCTGGTCAACTCAAGTAAGCGGCGACACTTATTACGAATCATCTGCCATCATCAGCAACGTGAATTTCAGCGCACCCAACAACGATGCGGCAACCTTTACTTGCAGCTTGCAGATGACCGGAACCATCACCCAAGGAACCGTAACCCCTTAATAATTGACACACATGGAAACAATCAAAATCGCAGGCAAAAATTATCCCCTTCACTACAACATGGCGACCTTTCGCCATATTCTGACCGACCTTAAAACCGACCTGCAAGGGCTGGCCGAAAAGGCAGGTAGCGCGAATATGGCCGAGGTGTTTGAGTTCATGCTGGTGGTTGCGTTCTACGGAATGAAGACGGGCAATTTTAAGGACAAAGAAGCCTTGCCGCTGCCGTTCAAATCCATTGACGACCTCGCCAACAGCATCGACAAACTGGAGGAATTGACCCCGGCCATAACGGTATACACCAAGGCATGGAATGAGTTTCTTGGAATCAAGCCGGAGGCAGATGAGGGAAACGAACCACAGCCGGAGGCGGAAGCCCCGGCGAAGAAAGTGAAGTCCTGACCTGGGAGCGCGTCGAGGAAATAGCCTACGGTGAGCTGAACCTTACCGAGCAGCAGTTCCTCGACGCGACGCCCTACTGGTTCCGCAGGAAGTTGGCCGGATTCCAAAGGCTGGAGTTCATGCGCGACAGGGCCGAATGGGATAAGACGCGATGGCTGGCCGCGACGCTGCTTCAGGTACACACCAAGAAGCAGCTGAAGCCGACCGACCTGCTGGAGTTTCCCGACGAGCGGGATCGCCGGCAGAAAGAAACGATACGCATTGCCCGGCAGATGGCTGTGGATAAACGATTCCCAGCAACGCTGCCCCAAAAAATAGACGATGAACAAAGCGATAAAAGCAGTTGACTACATCCTCCGCAATACGAGCGGAGTGACCAGCTTGGTCAGCACCAACATCTTCCCGGTACGAGCCACCCAAGGCGCAAACTATCCGTACATCACCCACCAGTTCCTGAGCAACAGGCCCATGTCAACACATGACGGGCCGAGCAGCTTTGACTTTGGAACTGTGCAGGTGAACATCTACGCCACCACAGCAGGCGAGGCGCAGGACATCATGGAGGCGGTACGGACAGCGCTTGACCGCAAGGTGCCGGGAACGTACAACGGCACGGCCGTGGCGCAAATTGATTACATCGGCGAGAGCCACCTTTACGAGGATGAGGCCGAGAATGACCAGGTGTACTACATTGCTTCCGAGTTCGACGTAAATTACCACCGTTAAACAATGGCCAAGGGCGGAGGCGGAATAAACATTGTCCTGAGCGCGGATGCTGAAGCGCTTCAGAGAGGGCTGGCGGAAGCCAAGGCGGCGCTGAGTAAGACGGCGGACAGCGCTATAGAAGATCAGAAGCGCATAGCTGCTGCTGCTACGCGCTTTACCCAGCAGGCAGCCAATGCTGGAACGCTGAAACAGCAGGGCCGAGCGTTGCAGAACCTGGCCTACAGCTATTCGCAGATGGGCGAGGCTGGCAAAAAGGCAATGAAGGAAACCTTAGCCGCTGCCCGTGAAAATAAGGATGCTCAAGAGGATCTTCAATTTGCCGTGCAAGCCGGAACCATTGAAGGTAAATTCCAAGTGGCTGCTAAAGCAATGCAGGAAGTTATTACGGTGATGGCCGGTGTTAAAGGCGCTATGATGGCTTTCGGCATGAGCGGCGAAGACGCTCAGGAAAGCATTGCCAAGCTTCAAGGCATGATGGCATTTAGCCAGGGTATAGGTGCATTAATAGGTTTGGATGGATACGTAAAAGCGCTGGTGCCGAGCTTCGCAGCAGCCACAGCTGCTATGACTGGGTTTAAGGCTGCGCTGGTAAGTACCGGAATAGGCGCCTTGGTTGTAGGGTTAGGCTTTGCCATTACGGCAATGATAGATTACATCGACACATCAGATGATGTGGAAGCCGCCATCAAGCGCCAAAGAGATGAACAAGAGCGCTTTGCAAAGGTGCTTGATAATGTCCACAGCCGATGGATGAAGCACAGCGATCTTGAGCTGCTACGGATGCAAGCGATGGGCGCTACTGAGGAGCAGATGCACAAGCGCAAGATTGGGATGATGGCTGCTGAAATTTCTGTTATGAGACAACAAGGAATGGACGCCGACAAGCTGCGCGAGTTGGAAGATGCCAAGGAAAAGGAGCAGCTTCAATTTCAGATTGACCAGCAGCGCAAATTGGAGGACGCAACCAAGCAGCATATTCAGCGGCGGTTGTCCGATAGCAAGGAAGCTTACGAGATTGAGATACTTCAGCTTAAGGCTAAAGGTGCCACGACTGATGATTTGATGAATGCCGAGCAAGCATGGAGGATGCGCGACCTGTCGCTGGCAAAATCCATCGGTGCTGAAAAAGACGCCATCCGCCAGCGCGAGGTTGACTTGGAAAAGTTCAAGCTGCAAAGAATCATCGACGAAACAGCATGGGCGCAGGAGCAGATTAAAGCCATCATGGATGAAGGCCCAGCGCTGCGACCTAAATCGGCGGCGATGGCGCAGATGATGGGAGCTATGAATGAGGGCCAATGGACGAACCTAATGCGCACGAATCGGAAGTTCTTCGAGCAGATGAAGAGCCAGGATGTAAGCAATTTCAAAGAATACATCCGCAGCTTTTACACGGAATACGAAGCGGCTGCAAAGAGCTTCGACCCGAAGACTTTCACCGATGCTATGATGCCACCGGACGCACCGGAAAAAATCAACATTGGGTATAAAAAAATAATGGGCGTAGATAACGCCAATCACAATGCCAGAGTACGTCAGCAGACAGCGCAGGTGAACGCCATGAACCAAGGTTTGCAGCAAGGGCTATCGCAAGGCATGGACGCCTTTGAGCAATTCGCATACGACCTTGCCAAAGGCGATGAAAACGCCGGTAAGAATTTCGGAAACAGCATATTGATGGCCGTAGCCGGGTTTATGAAAACCCTTGGCTCGGCAATGATTGCTGCTGCCGTAGCTTCGGACACCTTCCAAAAAGCGCTGCTTACTCAGCCGGTGCTTGCCATCGTGGCAGGTGCTGCGCTTGTGGCCGCGTCAGGAGTAGTCAAAAGCTTGATGAAAACCAACATAGGCGGCGATAGCGGAAGCGCCGGCGGTTCAGGCGGCGGCCCGGAAGGCATCCGGCGCTTTGCTTCGGGCGGTATCATTAGCGGCCCCACCATTGGCATGATGGGCGAATACCCGGGAGCCAAGAGCAACCCGGAGGTAGTGGCACCGCTGGACAAATTGAAGAACATCATCGGCACGTCTGGCGGTGGAGGCGGTGAGCTTGTAACGCGCATCAGCGGGCAGGACTTACTGATTATGCTGGATCGCGCAGAAACATACAGAGGGAGGGTAAGGTAATGGGCGTCAAGTACCGGGCAGAGTTCCAAGATATTAACGCCGTAGATTGGAGGATTGACATAGACGAGGCCGGTTATTCCGGCGCGGTGAACACATTCAAGGTGCTGGCACCTGGATTTACCGCAACTTGGGAAGGCGACGGCAGCCGGGTGGGGGAGAACCCTATCCGAAGCAGTAAAGCGGTTATTCATTGGTGCGTAGAGAACAGTACGCAGGAATCATTCTTGGAAACTATCGCCACTAGCGCTGAGCTTAAGTACAACGTTCTGATTTATCAGGGCATAAGCCCTACGTTATGGTGGGCCGGAACGGTGCTGCCTGACCTATGTACGTTTGAGAACCGATACTACCCTTACGCCTTCGACCTGACGGCTGTAGATGGATTGGGCCGATTGGAGAAGCTTGATTTTACCTACGCCACCAACACCGGCAATCCAAACGACATTACGCTTGGCACGATTATCACCGAGGCGCTGAAGCCGAATAAGCTGGACACGTTCTACGGCTCGACTGATTGCTACATCAGAACGAGCATGGAGTGGATCGAAACCAGCATGGGAACGGTAGCACGTTCACCGCTTCAGTACATCCGCGCACGGCGCACGGCCTTTATTGCCAATTACGACAGCGCCGACCATTCTGGATT